TAACAGTAACATCACTTAATAATAGTACGTCAACTTTTGATTTAGATGGTCAAGGTGCTGTTATGAGTGTAACTCGTTTATCTGCTGATTCTGGTGGCTATCAGCTTCCATGTAGACTTATTCCACCTGAATATGGAGATTTGTCTAACGATTCTTCAAGTTTGCATTATTTTGCAACTGTAAATGATCCTGTTTATTGGATTACTAGTAATTCTTCTGATGCTTCTACATTATTTGTAAAGCCTACTCCAACAGCAAATCAAACTGCAAATGTTTATCATATAACTTATCCAACTGTAAATGTTAGTGATGTAGATACAATTGCTAATTTTCCAGATGAAGTAGAATATTTAGTAGTATTATATGCAGCTGCAAAACAATTATTGCAATATCAATCAACAATGTCGTCTAGTTGGAATAGTGATATAACAACTGCATTAGGAGCTATTACAACAGAATTAAATAAAGCTGATGATATAATAAATACAGCACATGGGAAAGTAGGTGATTTTTATACATCTATTGGAGATATTGATGACACTAATGAAATTTGGGATAATACAAATAAAAGATTTGCAGAGGTTAAAGATTGTCTTGATAATGCTAAAAAAGCCCTTGATGATGGAGCTGCTTCTAGTGCAATAGGTTCTGCTGATTATGATGTAGCTAGTCTTATACAAAATGAAGATACAGAGCTTGTTGGAACTGTTTTGCAAATTGCAGGTACAGAACTTTCTAGGGCTGGTGTAGTTATGAGTGAAATAAATACTATCATGGCAACTTATAATTTAGAATTAAGTGGCGTACCTCAATACATATCAACTGCTTCAGGATATATCTCTCAAGCTACTGGATATGTTCAAGAGGCTACAACAAGACTTTCAATGGATGCAGCTAAATATCAATGGTATGGAGATCAATATGCTAAAATAATTGCAGATTATGGAAAGGGAATAGCTGCTTTAAAACAAGGTGGAGAATAATGACAGTTAAACAAATAATACAACAATTAGAAAAGATATTTGGAAGACAGCCAGAAAAATATATTATTGAGCTTATTAATGAAGGTCTTTTAGATATAGCAAATAAAAAACAACATTATACTGTTTCAGCAACAACTGATTTAGAAAAAAATAAAAGATGGTATACTCTTCATCCTTCAGTATTAAGTATAGAGAGAGTAGAAATATTAGATACAAATAATAGATATATAATGATACCAAAACTTTCTGATCCTCATAAATTACTTAGAGCTGATACCGATAATACTGAAGATAGTAATGTACTTAAATAGGAGATTATATGGCAACTAGAAATTATCCAAATGATTATTTTGTATGGTTTAATGATGATCAGCGTTTAGGAGTATTATGTTTAGATACTACATCTACAGATTCTACTGCGATAACTAATGAGAGATATGATACATTTCAAGGAGATGGCAATTTAAGTGCTACAATTACTGGTGTTACAAGGTCTGGTTCTGTTGCTACATATACTACAAGTGCAGCTCATGGGTTAGCTGTAGGAGATAGAATCTCTATATCTGGAACAACTAATTTTAATGATTCTGATCTTGCAAGCAAAGCAGTTCAAACAGTGCCTAGTACAACTACATTTACAATGAGTTTGTCTGCTGAGACTGCATCTAATGAAACAAGTATAACAGCATCTCTTACATCATTATTTATAGATAATGGATTAAGAATTACATATAAATCAAAATATGAAACTGTTAGTGCAATAACTGAGGATTTAGATACTGATATTGGATTAGATACAAGTTTACATCCATCTTTAGTTGCTTATTTAAAACATAGATTATATGAAGATCAAGGAGAGATGGATAAAGTTGGTTATTTTAAAAATGTATACGACCAATCAGTTATGAAACAAAGATCAAGAAAATCTGGTGTAAGAGTTTTAGCAGTACCAAAATTATAAGGAGAATAAATGTCCTCAACATCAACAACATGGACAACAGATACTAATACAAAATCTGGAAGTGTTACAACATATACAAATACAGTTTCTTCTTTAAAACTTATAGGAGCAGAAGGGGAAGATGCTGTACTTAAATTATTTGCGGATGAAGGAGATGATAACGCAGATCAGTGGCGAATAGTTTCGTCCTCATCAACTAATAAATTAAACTTCATGTCATTGTCTAGTGGTTCATGGTCTAATGTGCTTGATTTATTTGGATCAGGTACTGCAGCATCTCAATATCTAGCAATACAAACTGGTAATAAATTATACTTAGATGGTGGTAGTAGTACATATTTACAAGAATCAGCTGATGGTGTTGTAGATTTTTATGCTGATGGTGTACAAATGTTGCAATTATTAGAAGGCACAACAGATTATGTATGGCTTCCTGTAGATGCTACAAAACTTGCTCTTGGAGCAGGTAAAGATTTAAATATATATACATCATCTGATGATGCTTATATAGAAAATATTACTTCTGATAAAGATATTATATTTAAAGTAAATGATGGTGGAGTTGCAACAGAGGTAATGAGAATAGATGGAGATGTTTCAAAAGCAGGCATTGGAACTACTTCTCCTCAAAAAAAATTACATGTTGCTTCTGGTACTACAAATCAAGTTGCTACATTTAGATCATCAGATGATACAGCTGAAATAGAAATTGGAGATGATGGTGACTATATATATGTAGGAGTTTCAGATGATGGAGGTGCAAGTGCTGTAGGTGTAGGATATATAGGGTTTAATCAAGGAGAAAACGCAAATAATTTAAATATAGATGCTAATGGGAAGGTTGGTATTGGAACTACTGACCCAGCAGTAACTCTTGATGTAGGTGCTGCTGATTCAGGAAGTATAGGAGTAACAGGAAAAATTTGTAGACTATCTCAAGATTTATCTACTGTATATGATGCCACTGATATGGCTACTGTTGGTGGGCTTATTATGTCTAATCATGATGATACCTCTAATAGAACTGCAGTAGGCACAGTATTTGTACATAGGTCTTCTAGTTCTGGAGCTGCGGGAATTATAAGTACATCTGTTGCTGCAGATAGAGGGGATTTAAGATTTGTTACAAGAGGGAGTGATGGTATTGCGGATAGAGTTGTAATTGATACTGCTGGTAAGGTTGGCATTGGAGATGCAGCTCCAGCTTGTAAACTTGAAGTTGCGGGTGCAATGGCGGGGAAAGTAGTAACAATTTCTACTGCTGGCCCAACTGATAATGTAGATGTTAGTGAAGCATTTGTGTTAAAAGCCGATACTTCTTCTAATAATGTTACTATTGGAGGTTTGGCTGGAGGTGTTGCAGGGCAAGTTCTACATGTAGCAAAAATGACTTCTGCTAATACTTTAACGCTTGAACATAGTGAAGGAGGAGGAAGTCAAAATATACTTTTATGCACTAATGGCGATGAGGCAGTTGTAAACTATGGTGGATGGACTCTTGTATGTAATGGTTCAAGTTGGATAGCTGTTAGTTCTCCAACAGGAGATGCAGACGGATAAACAAATAACACAAATAAGGAAATGAAATGAAGGATAAGGTGAGAGATAAAAAAGTAGAAGAAGCAATAGTAGAAAAAACAGATGAAGAAAAGGGTAGGGAAGCAATAGAAATTTTGGAAAAACAATTAGTTGAGCATCAAAAAAAAGCAGAGCACCATCAAACAATGGCTCTGAAAGCTCAAGGTGCATTAGAAGTATTACTTCAATTGTATCCAGAAAATAAAGACAATAAATAACACGCTCACGCTCTGCCAAGAGCTTAAAGTGTAACTCATAAGGAGAATAAACATGGCAAATTTACATAAATATACAGTTCAAGAAGCAAATAACATTCAAGTATATACAGGTTATTCATCGCAAACTATAACAGTAGATGATGATGATACTGACAATAATGGAACGGATTGGCTTAGTAGTGGTGATGGGCCAGCCAAAGAAGTAGTTTTCATTCCTATAAGTGGTACTGCTGGAGATACTGTTAAAATAGCATTAAAGATAAATGGTACATGGGGAGATGATATTACTATTAATTTTGATGATCTTCCACTTACTATTAATAATATATTGATAGATCAAGTTAGAATTGAAAGTTCTGGTGGTACTTCAACTGCTGAGGTATTTGAAGTATTATCATTTCACTAAGGAGAATAGATGGCTAAGATAGGTGGAAAAAATAAACTTCCTATAAGTAATAGTGATCTTAAAAAAGCTATTGTTGAAAGAAATAATTCTTTAAAGAATAAGAATGATAATTTATCTATATCAATTAAAGATAAAAAGAAAGATTTAAAATTACTTGAAGAAGAATATGATACTCAAGCTAAAAAGCTTGGAGAACTTTATGGAAAAATTGATTTTCAAGAGACTAGATTTCACAAGTTAAATGATGGGATAACCTCTAATGAACATCTTTTATCTAATAAACTTAAAAAAGTATCTAAGGCTGAGAAAGAATATATTTCTCATAAAGAAGGCATTTCTAATCTTAAGGGAAAAAAAGAACAACTTTATGCTAAAATACAGCAACTTGAATTTTATAAAGTTAAATGCGAAGAATCTAAAGTAGAACTTGCTAATATTCAAGCAAAAAAAGACTCTAAAGAAGAAGAACTACTTATTGTTAAAGAGGAAATAGAATCTCTTTATATAGATCATGATGCTAAAGTTGATAAATATGAATCTGAATATGATAAACTTGAAGAGCAGGCAAAAAAACACGAGGATATGGTTCATCAATTTGAACAAAGGCTTTTTGAGGCAAAAGACCTTGCACTAGAAGAAGAAAGTAAGTTAAAAAATGCTAAGAAAAAGTTTAAATCTAGTAAAGAATCTATGGATGCAGAGCTTCAAGCAATAAAAAATCTTACGGAGGATACAGAAGATAAATATATTAAATGGGAGCAGAAGGTTAATAAAGCTAAAATTAGTGTAGAAAAAGAAAAAGATCGCCTTAAAAAAGCTAAAGATAGTTTTGCAAAATGGAAGATTGGAGTTCTTGAAGAGGTTGCAAAATTAAAGCTTAAAAACAAGGTTGACAATATTGATAAAGCAGGATTGTCAGATATATTAAATGGCTAATATAAGTGTAAGTGCAATAAGACTCCTAGATTCTGATGGTGATGCATTAGATGATAGTAGTGGAAGAATTAAAACAAGTCG